TACATTCGTTACACTAGTCCTGATACAGGATCTGAAGTTCCATTGTTCATTCAATTTCCTTGGATTCATCTTTCTACCTATGGTGTACCTAAATTAGGTGAGTATTATACAGATGATTCTCAACGTTTATTTGTTAAAGTACCACTTGATCAATCAGTTCCAGAGGTCAAGCAACTAAGTGATATGTTTCGAAAGTTGGATGATAAACTGGGATCTCCAGAATTTAAAGAAAAAATGTTTGGTACGAAAGCATCTAAATATGTTTATCAACCAATTTTAAGGATGCCTCAAGAAGAAGATGAAGATACTAAAAAAGATGTAAAGAAAGATTATGGACCTCGTCATCCATACATGAAACTTAAAATTGATACAACATATCCTGACAATCAAGTTAAATCTATTGTATTTACTTCAGTCATGGAAGGTAGTAAACGAGTTAGAACTAAAGTTGAAGGAGTTAAATCTGTTGATGATTTTGCTTCTCATGTTTGTTGGATGAGTCGTATTCGTCCTATTGCACGACCTGTAAAACTGTGGGCTCAAGCTGCAAATAAAAAAGATCCAACATACGGTCTTACATTCAAGATTGCAAAGACAGAAGTAGAACCTCCTGCTAAATCTAGTTCTAATGTCAAGCAATATCTTGAGTCAGATGCATTTTTAGATTCTGATGAAGAATCAGATACTGTTCCAACTGTAGCTCCTGCTAAACAAGTTCCAAAACAAGTAGCTCCTCAAGTTAAAGGAAAACTAGTAGCACAAGTAGATTCAGATTCAGATCAAGAATCAGAAGATTCAGAAGAAGAAGTACCGCTTACTCGAACAGCTTCTTCAAAGCCACCTGTTAAGAAAGTAGAATCTGAAGATGAATCAGATGAAGATGATAAGCCTAAGAAAGTAGTAACTAAAACACTATCAAGTAAAACAGCTACAAAGTCTAAAAAGGCTTCAACATAATTCATTTAATTATTAAATTTATATTATTAAATTATTTAAGGAGTATTTTTTATTATATATAAATACATTATGAATACTCAAGAACCATTTAAAATTAATAATATTGATTTTAGTAAAATTGTTTATCCAAAAAATAGATCAAATGATAAAAAAAAAATTATTTTAATAAAATATAATGATAAAGGTAAATTAAAAAATTTTGTTTTTCAAACACCAACATTATTAAATATTAGTAAAGCTCAAGTGTTCAACGGATATTATGAAATAGAATTAGCACTAGTTGGTAAAGAAAAAGATAGAGTTAATACATTCAAAAATTTTCTAAATGAAATTGAATCTAAAATTAAATCTGATGCACAATTTAATGCATCAAATTGGTTTAATATTACAAATGAGAATCAAACAATTAATTTTCAAAAAATAATTAGAGAATCTGATGAATACTCTAAAGGGACTATTAAAGTAAAAATAATAAAAAATAATGATTTTGAAACTATTTTACAACAAAATAATTCTAAAAGAATAGGAATTGATAATATTCCGGAGGATTCGTGGGCTAAAATGATTTTAGAATGTTATGCTATTTGGATAAATTCAAATAATGATTTTGGAATTTTTTTTAGACCAATATTAATTTCTTTTACACCTAAAGAAACTTATAATTATAAATTTATTGAGGATTCAGATGAAGGAGATGAATTTGATATTCCAGATACAGAAATTAACAATAATATTTTTATGAATATTAATGATAACAGTAATAAATTTAATTCAGACTCAACATCTCAATTAGAAGTTGATAATTTAATAAAAGATTTACAAGCAGATTTAGAAAAAACAAGTGAATCAGAAAATAAACAAATTAATAATTTAAATATTTTAAATATTGATTTAGGAACAAAATTGTCCAGTAGTGATAGTTCTGAATCATCTAATATTGATGCTGAAACATCTGATTTTTAATATTTATTTAAAGACAATAAAACTAATTAAAATATAATAAGTCCTGGATGTCTATTTTAGAATCAACAAAATTAAATCAGGAAGTTTTTAAAAATATTCAAATAACTTCTCAAGAAAATATGATAATTAAATCACTTGAAAAATTTTATGAAGATAATCAAAATATAAATTTATTTATTCCAATTTTAAATTCAGAATCACAAATATCAATTAGACTGATTGATCATTTTGTAACTAAATATTCAAAGAATAATAAAACTAATTATAAGCTAAAAGAAAATGATAATGAACAAATATTTAATGTTCATACATCTTATAAACAACAATTAAAAGCATATCAAAAAAAACATTTTGATCCATTTAGTAGAGGAGATAGAATACCATATTTTATTGGAGATAACTGTGTAATAACTACAATTGGACAATTAAATTTTTTTAAATGGTTTATATCAAAAAAAATTTATGAATATATACTTGATAATCATAATAAAATTGAAATAGATATGAATAAAAAAAATAAAAATGATAAAAAAAAATTATTAAAAAGTAGTAAAATTAAAAAAACAATAAAACCATCATTAATTTATAATCAACCACCATCAAATTCAATTCATTTAATAAAATCATCAGAAAATAGCATAATATATTTAGAGGCTAAAACAGAGAAAATTGTAGTGTCTTTTAACTTTAATTAAAAAAATTGATAAAAATATTTATTGACCTTAGAACTCATATATTATGCCATCTAAAAATACCAAGGATACAAGTGATGTTAAAGTTTCAAAAACCAAGTATACTAAAAAAGATGTTGAATCTGAAGATGAAGAAGTTCAACCAGTTTTAAAAAATTCAACTAAAGGTAAGAAAGTTGTTGATTCTTCAGACGATGAAGTTAATAAAACTAAATCAACAAAGAAAGCTGAAGTAGTTGAGGAACATTCTGATGAAGATGAAGTAGATTCAGAGTCAGATTCTTCTGATTCAGGTGATGAAGCAGTTGAAAAGAAAACAAAAGAAAAGAAAACAAAAGAATCTTTTGAAGAACTAACTAAAAAACTAGAAGCTCTTCGTAGTGATATTAAAGATGTTAATAAAGAAATTAGTGAACTAGAAAAACAACTTAAATCTCGTGAAAAAGTTCGTAATGATTATGAACGTCAGTGTAATGCAATTGTAAAAGTATTAAGCAAAACTCATACTGATGAAGTAAATAAAGCTATTAAATCAAAACCCAAGCGTAAGGGTAATGTAAACGGTGGTTTTAATAAAGAACAACCTGTTCCAGAAGTTTTAGCTAAATTTCTTGGACTTGATGAAGGTGCAAGTATGGCTCGTCCCAAAGTTATGAGTGCATTAAATAATAAATTTACTGAACTCAAACTAAAAGATGGTCAGAATACTACACTTGACAAGGCAACAGCTAAAGCTCTTGGTCTTGGTAAGGAAGGTGATGGAAAAGTAATTAAATTCACAGAATTCCAATCATTCCTCAAGACATTTTATCCAAAGAAAGAAGATAAAGAAGTTGATATTTAATTTATATTATTAAAGAATAATTATAAATTAATAAAAGTATATAAGTATTTTTTTCAATTAGCTTAGTTTATATTTATTCTCTAATTCTAATTTTCTTTCTTCTGAACAATGTCTATAAATACCCTCAGAAAAAACTTGTCCTAAATAGATAGCATCTTCATAACAATGATCATATTTATTTTCACTGACTTCTGTAACCTGAATGCATTTAAAATTATTAATTTTTACATAATATAAATATCTTTGATTTTCTTTAAATTGTTTTTGAGAATACCAAGCATGTAATTTTGATGTCATATTAAAATTTCAATTTTTTTTAGTTTGTTAATTAAATATTATATTTAATAATATAATGAATGAATATTTTTTCATTTCAAATAAAGGTAAAATAAATATAATTGAAGGGAAAAATATAGTTGATATTAAAGGTATTATTTTACATGTTCACGGTATAGGATCACATTTTCAATTTGTTTATCCTAATTTAGATGACTTTTTAGAAAGAGATAAATATTTATCAAAATTTAATTATAAATCAGTTGCTTTCGAATTTCATGGTCATGGAAAAAGTGATGGTTTGCATTGTTACATAAAAGATTTTAATAATTTAATTGATGATTTAAAAAATGTATTATATTATATTAACAATATTTACAAAGATAAACCAATTTATTTATTCGCTGAATCTATGGGTGCAACTGTTTGTCTAAAATATTTAATTGATTACAAAAATGAAAACATTAAAGGTTTAATATTAATTAGTCCTATGTGTGGAATAGATGATAATTTAAAACCAAGTCCCTTAATGATTAATATATTATTAAAAGCTAGTAAAATTATTCCAAGTTGGAAACTAGCAATAACAACTAAAAAAATGACAAATATTAATAATAAAGAGTATAATATTGCTAAAGAATTATGTCCGTATAGTTATAAAGGAAGTCAACGATTATCAACTGTAAGAGAATTGTATTTAAATAGTTTATGGATAGTTGATAATGCGGATCAAATAGATATACCAATATTAATTTTTCATGGTTTAAATGATAAAATCACAACTCCTAATGGAACACAAATAGTATTTAATAAAATAAAAAGTATTGATAAAGAACTTGTATTGTTATATCAATCTGAACATTCATTATTAGTTCCAAATCATAACGATGATTTAACACCAAATTTTATTATTGCTAAATCAATTTCATGGTTAAATAATAAAAATTAATTTGATAATGTACGACAATTTTTAGTAGTCATATTGTCTAATGATCTTACATTTATAATTTTTGATTTTGGTTTATAAAAAGTTTCAATTTTTTTTTCTATTATTTTTGATTCTTCATTCGATTTTTTTTTTATTATTCCTAATACAAAGGAAGCAATTTTCGATATGATATTTTTTAAAATACTATTGTTACTTGTGTTGACTATATCTTGTAATATTTCTTTTATTTTTTCAGCAATATTTGGGTTTAAAATGTTTAAACAAAATATAATTAAAATAATATAAATTAATGATTTTCCGATATCCCATACAATATTATATATTTTAGATGAAAACATTATTAGTATTAAAAAAATCAATATTGTTCCTTTTGAATATGATTCATTATTTTCTTTATCCATATATAAAGATTATAAAATTTTTTATCTAATCATATATATATACAGATGACTTTTAATGAATCCTATGATTATAATAAAAAGTATTTAAAATATAAAGAAAAATATCTTAAATTAAAAAAACTAGAACAAAAAATGATTATGAAAGGTGGTGGAAATAAGTCATTAGCTCTATTTAAAGCCGAATGGTGTGGACATTGTAGAATGTTTAAAAATACTTGGGAAGATTTAAAAAATGAAAACAAAGCTAATATCAATTTTATTACATATGATTCCGAGTTAAATAAAAAAGAAATAAAAAAATATGGTATTCAAGGTTTTCCAACATTAATTTTATTAAATAATGACAAAGCAATTGAATATGTAGGTCCAAGAAATAAAGAAGCTATAGAAGAATTTATTAATCAATATTAACAATTTCTATAACACTCTATATAGCTATCGCTATTAAATTCCGATTTTAAATCTTGATTTATTTTTAGATTTTCTATCGATTCTTTTTCATCACTTTTATTTTCAGAATTAAAATTAATTATTGTAGGTTTAAAATCTTCATAATTATTTGATTCAGATGATTCATCAATATTATTAATACAATCAACAATTTTATCAATATCTAAAATTTTAGATTGAAGATTATCATAAATACAAGATACTGTTTTATATTGATTATTATTAGATAATTTTGCTAAATTTGAAAGCATTATTGATGATACTTTAATTTCTTTTTTTTTTACTTTATTACATTCTTCAATTAATTTATCTTTACTT